CCATTCGTCAATTTGCATCTTGTGTTTTGGTTGATGCTGATGACACCCTCGATAGTATCTTTAGCAGTGATATGGCTATTGGCAAATATGTCGCACAGAGGGCTGGTATCGGTATTAACGCAGGTAGAATCAGGGGAATCAATTCTAAAATCAGGGGTGGAGAAGTTCAGCACACAGGTGTGGTCCCCTTCCTTAAAAAATTTGAGTCAACTGTCAGATGCTGTACGCAAAACGGTATCAGAGGAGGATCAGCTACTGTCCACTTTCCTATCTGGCATCAGGAAATCCAAGACATCATCGTCCTCAAAAACAACAAAGGAACAGAAGACAACAGAGTCAGAAAACTCGACTACAGCATCCAGTTAAGTAAACTATTCTATGAACGTTTTATCCAAAATAAGGAAATCACGTTATTTTCCCCTCATGATTGTCCTAACTTGTATGAGAGTTTTGGGACCGATAAGTTTGATGACTTATATTGCCGTTACGAATCAGATGAATCCATCCCAAAAACCACTGTCGGAGCCCAAGAACTTATCCTCGACTTATTAAAGGAGAGAGCAGAGACAGGTAGAATATATTTGATGAATATTGATCATTGTAATAGTCACTCCTCATTCAAAGATAAGATTGAGATGAGTAACCTTTGTCAGGAGATTACCCTACCTACTTATCCTATTCAGCACATTGATGATCATACAGGAGAGATAGCATTATGCATTCTCTCTGCAGTCAATGTTGGTAAGATTAGATCTGATGAAGAATTGGAGGACTTATGTGATCTTGCAGTGCGTGGATTGGAAGAGTTGATTGATTATCAAGACTACCCTGTGGTAGCAGCAGAAAGAGCCACAAAGGCACGTAGAAGTCTTGGAGTAGGTTTTATAGGTCTAGCACATTATCTTGCTAAACTTGGATTTAAATATGATTCTCAAGAGGCATGTGATGCAGTTCATGGACTTGCAGAATCATTCCAATATTACCTTCTAAAGGCATCTAATAAACTTGCAGAAGAGAAAGGATGGTGTGAGAACTTTGGACGTACTAAGTATTCTGATGGAATCCTTCCTATTGATACATATAAGAAAGACGTAGACGAGATTTGTTCTCAACCTTTACAACATGACTGGGAATCTCTTAGAGCATCTATCCTTAAACACGGTTTACGGCACTCAACATTGTCTGCACAGATGCCATCGGAGAGCAGTTCCGTTGTGTCAAACGCTACCAATGGAATCGAACCTCCTAGAGACTACTTGTCCATTAAGAAATCAAAACAAGGGCCTCTTAAACAGGTTGTTCCGTCTTATGGAACTTTGAAAAATAATTATACTTTACTATGGGATATGCCTGATAATACAGGGTATATTAATGTAGTAGCAGTCATGCAGAAGTTTTTTGACCAAGGTATTTCTGGTAACTGGAGTTATAATCCAGAACATTTTCCAGATAATGAGGTTCCTGTAAGTGTTATGGCACAAGATCTATTGACAACATACAAGTACGGTTGGAAGACATCTTACTATCAGAATACTCATGATATGAAGACTGATGAAGTGGATGATCAGTCAAAGCTTGACAATCTTTTAGAAGAGTTAGATAATGCCAATGAAGAGGAGTGTGAATCCTGTGCTATCTGATATTAAAGGTATGACGGTATTTAATACCGCCCATGTGGATACTAAGAAGCAACCAATGTTTTTTGGTGCTCCTCTTGGTGTTCAACGTTACGATAACTTTAAGTATCCTCAGTTTGAGAATTTAACAAAACAACAACTAGGATATTTTTGGAGACCAGAAGAAGTATCTTTACAGAAAGATCGTGGAGACTATCAAAAATTACGTCCAGAACAAAAGCATATCTATACGAGCAACCTTAAATACCAGATCATGCTTGATTCGGTACAAGGTCGTGCTCCTGGTATGGCTTTCCTTCCATACTGTTCACTACCTGAGCTTGAAGCATGTATGGAAGTCTGGTCTTTTATGGAGATGATCCATAGTAGATCTTATACTTATGTAATTAAGAATGTATATCCAGATCCATCTGAGGTATTTGATACTATTATTAAAGATGATCGTATATTAGAACGTGCTGCTAGTGTAACTGAATCATATGATGAGTTTATTAATTATGCACATGAGTATGGTCAGAGTAGTGCTTGGAAATCTGAGATGAGGAATCATCCTAATTCAGAATGGACAATTAAAGATTTAAAAAGACATCTCTATAGGGCAGTTGCTAATGTTAACATCCTTGAAGGAATCAGATTCTACGTATCCTTCGCTTGTTCCTTCGCTTTTGGTGAACTTAAACTCATGGAAGGATCGGCTAAGATCATTTCTCTCATTGCAAGAGATGAGAACCAACATCTTGCCCTCACGCAGAATATATTAAACAATTGGAGAAAGGGTGATGACCCTGATATGGTTGATATTATAAATGAAGAGGAGGAGTGGACATATAAAATGTTTGATAAGTGTGTAAATGAAGAAAAGAAATGGGCTGAGTATTTGTTTAAACACGGAACTATGATAGGATTGAATGATAAACTTCTTTATCAATATGTGGAGTGGATTGCCAATCGTAGATTAAGATCTATTGGTTTGAAACCTACATATAATATTCCTGCAAAGAATAATCCATTGCCTTGGACAGAGCATTGGATTAGTTCTAAAGGATTACAAGTAGCCCCACAAGAAACGGAGGTAGAGTCCTATGTCGTCGGAGGAATCAAACAAGATGTCAAAAAAGACACCTTCTCAGGATTCAAACTCTGAAGAAGAGTATGTTCCTGGAGGAATTACTGACAATATCTTTTCCAAAGAAGCAAAAGAAGAAGAAATGGAATGGGATCTTGAGGAGATGAAGAAAGCATATAAAGATAATGCTGATGATTATGACAAACTTATGGGAGGATAATGAAAAACAATCTTTATAATGGTATTAAGGAACGTCTTTACTATACATTAGGTAAACGACCTGAGATTGCTACTAAACATGATTTCTATATGGCATTATGCTATGCTGTGAGAGATCAGATGATGACGTATTGGTTAGATACCCAACGTTCATCGCAGAAAGAGGTGGCATATCTCTCTGCTGAGTTTCTAATTGGTCCTCAACTTAATAACAATCTTATTAGTTTAGGTATAAGAGATGAAGCAGTTCAGGCATTATCTGAATATGATTATACTATAGATGAGATTCTTGATGTAGCAGAAGAACCTGGATTGGGTAATGGTGGATTAGGAAGACTAGCAGCATGTTATATGGACTCTCTAGCAACATTAGAAGTACCTGCTACTGGATATGGTATAAGATATAAGTATGGTATCTTTAAGCAGCAAATAAGGGACAATCAGCAGATAGAAGTTACTGATAACTGGTTGCATGGAGAATGGCCATGGGAATTATGTCAACCAGATGAGTCTGTATTGGTAGGATTTGGTGGTAGAGTAGAGAATTATGTATCAGATCGTGGTAATTATAGAGTAAGATGGGTTCCTGATGAGCAGGTTATAGCAGTTCCTTATGATGTATTGCAGTTAGGGTATAAAGTAAACTCTTGTAATAGATTGAGATTGTGGAGAGCAGATGCTACTGAAACATTTGATTTCTATGCATTTAATATTGGAGATTATCTTGGTTCAGTAGAACAGAGTGTGTCTTCTGAAACTATCTCTAAGGTATTGTATCCTAATGATGGTACAGATCAGGGTAAGATATTAAGGTTGAAGCAACAACATTTCTTTGTAAGTGCATCTCTGCAGGATATGTTGAATAGTCTTGATAGAAGAGATATTCCTTTAGAACATTTTCCTGAGTATTGGCAAGTACAATTAAATGATACTCATCCTGCTATTGCTGTAGCAGAATTGATGAGACTCCTTGTTGATGAAAGACATATGGAGTGGGATCAAGCATGGGAGATTGTAACTAAATCAGTTGCTTATACTAATCATACACTTCTTCCAGAGGCATTAGAGAAGTGGGATCTTAAATTGTTTAAGACTCTTCTACCAAGACACATGGAGATCATCTATGAGATTAATCGTAGGTTCTTACAAGTAGTAAGACTTCATTATCCTGGTGATGAGTCTATGTTAGAAAAAATGTCTATCATTGATGAAAGAGGTAATAAGTCTGTCCGTATGGCACATCTTGCTACTGTAGGATCTCATCATGTAAATGGTGTTGCTGCATTGCATTCTGAATTAGTTAAGACTCAACTGATGCCAGAGTTCTATGATTTGTGGCCTCATAAGTTTACTAATGTAACTAATGGTGTTACTCCTAGAAGGTGGGTAGCGTCTTGTAATCCATCTCTTACAGAAGTTCTTGATGAATATGTGGGTAAGGATTGGATCACTAACATGGAATCTCTTACTAAATTAGAAAATAATATTAATGATAGGGAGTTATTAGAGAAGTTTGGTGAGTCCAAGGTGGTGGGAAAACATAATCTGGCAACTTATATCTTTAATCATCTTGGTATCTCTGTAGACCCTTCTAGCATGTTTGATGTGCAGGTTAAAAGGATTCATGAATATAAGAGACAGCATTTGATGGCTCTTTGGGTGGTATCTCAATATCTTCGCATTAAAAATGGTGGAGATTTTGTTCCACGTACAGTAATATTTGGTGGTAAAGCAGCACCAGGATATTATATGGCAAAGTTAATCATTCAATTTATCTGTAATATTGCAGAGGTGGTTAATAATGATCCTGATATGGATGGTAAGTTACGTGTAATATTCTTACCCAACTATAGTGTAAAGTTAGGAGAACTTGTATATCCTGCTGCAGATCTATCTGAACAGATTTCTACTGCTGGTAAAGAAGCATCGGGTACAGGTAATATGAAGTTCCAGATGAATGGTGCTTTGACTATAGGTACACTTGATGGTGCTAATGTAGAGATAAGAGAACTTGTAGGTGGAGAAAACTTCTTCCTCTTTGGTCATGATGAGAAAGGTATTGCAGAACTATGGCAGAATGGATATGATCCTAAGAGTCATATGAGTTCTGAACTATGGGAAACTATTAATCTTATTAGGGGTGGTCATTTTAGTCAGGGTGATAAAGAATTGTTCAGACCACTATTAGATAATCTATTAAACCATGATCCTTTCTGCGTGATGGCTGATTTCTCTGATTACTTAGATGCCCAAGATAGAGTGAGTAGTGCATGGAAAGATCATGATAGATGGAATAGAATGTCATTAATTAATACGGCAAGGTCAGGGTTCTTCTCATCAGATCGTTCTATAAGAGATTATTGTGATAACATTTGGGGAATCTAAATAAAATGAATATGAAAACTATGAAATGGTTGAAGTTGGAGTTTATGAAAACCCCTGGCTATATGAGGGTAAACATTTCACTTCTGACGATATTAATGATTTCTTCGGTTTCGTCTACCGTATTACAAATCTCCAGAATGGGAGAGAGTACATCGGACGTAAGTACTTTTGGAAATTTAGAACTCCTAAAGGAAAGAAACGAAAAGTAAAATCTGAATCTGATTGGAAGAAGTATTATGGGTCTTGTCCAGAACTTAAAGAAGAAATTCAACAACTGGGTAGACAGAACTTTAGCAGAACTATGCTCAGCTTACATAAAACAGCTGGCAAAACAAACTTCGAGGAAACGAGACAACTCTTTGTTAACGGAGTCCTCACTGAGTCTCTTGACGACGGAACGCCAAAGTACTACAATAGTAACATCCTCTCCAGATACTTCCGAAAAGATTATTATGAAACTTGATACGACTGATGAGATTGTTGCTCATGCTAGAGAATGGGCTATTGATAGAGTAGAATCAGCAGAATTGGTTGGTGATAAGATTGCATTATATGCAGAGTTTGAAGATTGGATTGAATTGGATGACGTGGAAAATCTTGAAATTATTTCTATAGAAAAGGAACCTGAA